ATTAGTAGGAAAAATGTTTGGAAGTTTTATACAGTTTCATTATGACGTTGCCACAAAAACATTAACAATTACACAACGTCCTAGAGCAGATTCAGAAACAGTTGTACTACACACAGACAACTTTAGACCAGACATAACATTGTTCAAAGACATCTATTCAAAACCATGGATCAGAGATTACACCTTGGCAGTCTGCAAAGTCATGTTAGGAGAGGCCAGAGGCAAGTTCAACACCATAGCGGGACCACAGGGTGGCACCACACTAAATGGTGATGCACTTAAGAATGAAGGTAATAGTGATATGGAACGACTTGATCAAGAAATCAACAACTACCAAGAAGGTGGTTCTCCGTACAGTTTTGTGATAGGTTAATTCTCACAAAAAATCATTAAATAAATTTCAAATAGGCAAAACGAAAGGCAAACACTATGGCAAACAAAAAATACTTTTCTAAACTTTCACATTTATCTTACAGACAATTGAAGCAATTGACAATAGCATTTGAAGTGTTATTAAAAGCCGGTCCCAATTGGAAAATAACTTTCCATTTATTGAACGCAGTAAAAGAAATCAAGAAAGAACTTGAAAAAAGAATAAAGAACTGTTAAACTAGTCTTTATGCTGATAGGTTTAGTTGGTTTAATAGGTTCGGGTAAAGACACCGTAGCGGCAAGATTAGTCAAACAACATAATTTCCATAGAGATTCTTTCGCAAAAAGTCTCAAAGATGCGACTGCTAACATTTTTGGGTGGAACAGAGAACTGCTAGAAGGACAGACAAAAGAATCACGTGATTGGAGAGAACAACCTGATGATTTTTGGTCAAAACAGTTTGGGAAAAAAATAACACCTAGATGGATACTTCAACATTTTGGCACAGAGGTCTGTAGAGGCAATATGCTAGACAGCATATGGGTGGACAGTCTAGTGGCTAGGTATCAAGGCAAGGACACCGTTATAAGTGATACTAGATTTGTAAACGAAATTAAAACAATAAAGGAACAAAAAGGAAAAATCATACTCATCAAAAGAGGTGAGATTCCCAGCAGAGAAGAAATGCAGGCATCCGGTGCTCACCAATCCGAATGGGACTGGATAGGTTGTAAGTTTGATTATGTGATTGATAACAACGGCACAGTCACTGACTTACACCAAAAAGTTGATGACGTCATTCGTCAACTTCGAGATCACCAATAGACCACCCTAAATCTTGAGTGCTTTTTAGCCGTTGACAGTTAGCACAAATTGTTTTCAGATTGTAAACGTCACAGTTGTTTTTATTGCCGTCCACATGATACACGTCCATTTGTGCTGAAATTGAGGATTTAAAACCACACAATTCGCATTTATTTTTTTTATTGTAGCCAAACTGTTGCCATCGCACTTTTCCTCCGACCTTAAGTTTTTTTGCTTTGCGTATACACCTGTCACACTGGCTTCTCCAGTAGACTTTATGCTGTTTTTTATAGGCATAGGCTCTAGGCCTGCTTTGACAAGTTCTGCATAAAGGTCTTTTCATATAACATATTTACGTCGCCTATATAGGTACCAAAAAAACGTCTGTTTTGGCATAATTTACCATAAACGCAATAAATAAGTCTAGTACACTATACTTGCAAGGAGAATAGAATGGCATTAACATCACCAGGAGTTGAAGTTTCAGTAATAAACGAGAGTTTCTACGTACCAGCAGATGCAGGTACAACTCCGTTACTGATTGTAGCAACAGCAAAAGACAAAACAAACGGCGCAGGAACTGGCACCGCTGTAGGCACACAGACTGCCAACGCAAATACAGTTTATTTGATTTCATCACAAAGAGAACTTACAGAAACTTTTGGTGATCCACAATTTTACACAGATGCTTCAGGCAACTCAATCAACGGATATGAGTTAAACGAATATGGGCTACAAGCCGCATACTCTTTTCTAGGAATCGCCAACAGAGCATTTGTTTTAAGAGCAAATATCGATTTAGCAGAATTATCAGGAAGTTCGGTGGCGCCTAGCGCGGCTCCAAACGATGGAACATATTGGTTTGATCTCGCAAGTACAAGTTATGGTATATTTGAATGGTCTAGGACTAATCAAACATTCACAACTATCGTTCCAAAATTGATTACCTCTGTGACAGACCTTGTTGGAAATGTTTCTACCGGAGCACCAAAAACTTCTATCGGAAACCAAGGCGACTACGCTATCAACACTACAAACGTCACAAACAAAATTTACTACAAAAATGATTCAAACAGTTGGGTACAACTTGGAAGTCCGTCATGGCACACTAGTCATCCAACAATCGAAGGTACAGAAACTTCAGGCACAATCACGTCTGGACACTCTATCAGCATCAATGGTATTGGAATAACATCAGCGACCACAGACAGAGCAACCTTTGCCACAGCAATCAACAACGCAAACATTCCTGGTGTGACTGCGGCTGTAGATTCTGTGACAGGAAAATTTCAGTTTTTCATCAACGGATTAGGGTTTGGAGACTCTACTGGTCTTAACAAGATCGACATAGAGAACGGCACAGGAACGATACTAACAGATCTAGGTATCACAGCAGATGTGTACAACGCTCCAAAATTCCTGCAGGCGTCTCACACTAACAGACCAGAGTGGAAGACTGCAGACGAAGATAGACCTAACGGTTCTGTTTGGTTCAAAACCACAGTTCCTAACAGCGGAGCAGATATTGTAGCAAAATTATACAATGCTACCACATCACAATTTAACACAGTTGACGCTCCTCTTTATGCTACAAACCATTCGGCAATCTATAACTTGGATGCTGTTGGAGGTGGTGCCAACATAGGAACAGGTACTCTTTATACACAATTCAACGTTACTGAACAGAGTGTGAAAGGACAATATGATTCTACACCGGCACTGGGTGATTTCCAACTCTTGAGATACGAAGGTGGTGAAACGATCATAACTTCTAACAACACAAATCCAAGTTTCACAGCAAACGAAACTTTCACAGTACAAGAATCAATCAAGGGACAATCTGCTCTTTCCACAGCGAAGACAGTAACCATGATTTCAGGTGATGGTTCAACATTGGGTGATGCGGAAGATTTCGTCACAGCCTTTACCACAGCGGGTTTCACAAACTTAGAAGCATCTGTAATAACAACTGGCGAAAACGCTGGTGCCATACAGATCAAACACAAACTTGGCGGTGAATTTAGAATGCAGGAAGCAAGTGGTACGCCTTTGGCCGACGCTGGTTTCAGCGCCGCTACTGCTCACAGTTACGGAACATACACAGCGAACTCATCAACTTTGATTGACAATTTGTATGACGCTCCCGCAGGTGAACAAGAAGACTCAACCACTGGAAACACACTTGTTGCTTCCAATTGGAGAAGATTAAGTTACACGGCTTCAAGTAACCAACCTACCAACGAACCAGCAAATGGCACACTTTGGTATAACACCAACCTCGAAGCAGACATCATGGTACACAATGGCACAACATGGTTAGGTTACAAAAACTTCTATTCTGCTACCGATCCAAATGGTCCACAGTTCAGCGCCACAGCACCTACTTCACAGTCAGACGGCACCGGATTGGTTTCAAATGATTTATGGATTGACACAAGTGACCTTGAGAACTATCCAAAAATTTACAGATACGACACCAGCGCCACAGTGACATCAAGTAACACTTCGGATGGAACTTCTGTTACAACAACAGCGGCACGTTGGGTATTGGTTGATAACACCGACCAAACAACAGAAGACGGAATTGTTTTTGCTGACGCAAGATGGCATTCTTCTGCTGAGAAAAACGCCAGCAATGATTCAGGAGCGGGCACGGCATCTAGCATTAAAAATCTACTAAGTGACAACTTCTTAGATCCAGATGCTCCAGATCCAGCATTATATCCAAAATCTATCATGCTTTTCAACACAAGAAGATCAGGATACAATGTGAAGGAATACAGAAACAATGCTGTAACACAAACTTTATATCCAGGTTCGGGAACGTCTGGTCTTGGTAACACAAGATTCAACAATGAATCTGTTGGTGGTTACTATCCAGACAGATGGGTAACTAAGTCAGCCAACAACGCTGATGGTTCTGGCTCTTTTGGAAGAAAAGCACAGAGACAAGTAGTCGTTGCTCAATTAAAATCTGAGATCGACACTAACCAAGCAATCAGAGAAGACCAAAGAGGATTCAACGTAATTGCTTGTCCAAATTATCCGGAAACTATATCAAATCTAATAAATCTAAACACCGACAGGAATAACACTGCTTTTGTAATAGGTGACACTCCAATGAGATTAAACGGAACGTCAACTGCTATAACAAACTGGGCAAATAATTCAGCCGGTGCCGTTGACAACGGCGAAGATGGTCTAGTAAGTTCTAGTGATTACCTAGGAGTATTTTATCCATCGGGACGTACAACAGACAACGCTGGCAACAGCATTGTCGTTCCACCTTCTCACATGATGTTGAGAGTGTTTGCTAATAACGATAATATTGGATTTCCTTGGTTTGCTCCGGCAGGTACCAGAAGAGGTATAGTTGACAATGCTACGGCGGTTGGTTATATTAATTCAGAAGGGGAATTTGACCAAGTGGCTTTGACAGAGTCTGTCAGAGACGCTATGTTTACTGCTAAAGTTAACCCAATAACTTTCTTTAGTGGAGCAGGCATAGTAAACTTTGGAAATTTAACAAGCACAAGCGGATCTTCGGCACTTGACAGGATTAACGTATCAAGACTAACAGTTTATCTAAGACAACAGTTAGATGCTATCGGAAAACCGTTTATCTTTGAACCAAACGACGAACTAACCAGAAACGAAATCAAACAAGCGATCGAATCTTTCTTGTTAGAACTAGTAGGACAGAGAGCATTATTTGATTTCTTAGTAGTGTGTGACGATACAAACAACACACCAACAAGGATTGATAGAAATGAATTGTATGTGGATATTGCGATTGAGCCGATCAAATCGGTTGAATTTATTTACATACCGTTAAGAATCAAAAACACAGGGGAGATAGCAAACCTAGGCAATTAAACCCCAGGTAAATAAAGGAGCACTATGGCAATATCGACACTTTCTAAATTTACAGTACCACTAGCAAACGACCAGAGTTCAGCATCACAAGGTTTGTTGATGCCAAAACTACAGTATAGGTTTAGAGTCATACTCGAAAACTTTGGTGTATCCACTCCGCGATCTGAACTTACCAAACAGGTCATAGATGTAACCAGACCGGACCTTACTTTTGATCAAGTAACCTTAGACGTTTACAACTCAAGAGTATATGTGGCCGGAAAACATACATGGAACCCAATCACCATCAATCTAAGAGACGACGTAAACAACTCTGTTTCTAAATTGGTCGGTGAACAGGTACAGAAACAGTTTGATTTCTTTGAGCAGGCAAGTGCGGCATCAGGAATCGACTACAAGTTCACAACAAGGATCGAGATGCTAGACGGTGGAAACGGCCAAACAGCACCAAATGTCCTAGAAACTTTTGAACTTTATGGATCATATGTTGAGACTGTAAACTACAACACGTTGGCATACAACACATCGGAGCCAGCAACTATTACTCTTTCGCTTAGATACGACAACGCAATACAGACCCCACAAGGAACAGGCCTAGGCTCGGCAGTAACCAGAACTATTGGTACATTGTCAACTGGTGGTGGTATCTAATATACGTTAGCAATTATAATACAAAGAGAGCGCCTTTATCGGCGCTTTTTTTGTGGCCATAAATACAGGTATGCCAAGCATTAACAATTTTCTATCAGGTTTCTCGAACGGTCTGCCGGGCATGAAGGACTACAGGCATGCATCGAGACTTTACCTAGATAACAACTACAAACTTTTACCAAAACAAAAATTCCTATTTCATGTTGTTTTTGACATCGACAACGACATTCCGGCAAGAGCATTTCAAGACAATGAAAAACTAGAACTAAACATGTTGGTCAAAAGATGCGAACTTCCAAAGTACGACTTCAATGCCGAAGAAAAACAGCAGTACAACAAAAAAACCTATGTCAAAACAAGAATACAATATTCGCCAGTCAGTATAGAATTTCACGACGATCACGCCGACACAGTTAATGCATTCTGGAAAGCCTACTATGAGTATAACATATCGGACAGCATTACAGTGGCAAACAGCGGCGGAGTGAACAATACAAAAGATACCTTTTATGATTCAAAGGAAAACATGCCAACTCAGTTTGGTATGGATAACAGACAAACTTCAAAAAAACCATTCTTAAAAAGCATTCAAATTTTCGCTCTACACAAACAAAGGTTTACAAGTTTTACTTTGATTAATCCCGTGATAGGATCGTTCAGCCACGACAATTTGGATCAGGCAGACGGCACAGGGATAATGTCCAACACCATGCAAATTCTATATGAGACTGTTTTATATGGTGCCGGAGAAGTCACAAAGGCAGAGCCAAGAGGTTTTGCCACATTACATTATGATCTAGAACCATCACCCTTGAGTGTGCTAGGAGGTGGAACGACCAGTATTTTTGGCCCTGGGGGAATCATAGAGGGAGTGGGATCAGTCTTGGGAGATGTAAGGAATGGAAACTTCAACCTTGGAACTGTAATAAAAGGAATCAACACTTACAACAACGCAAAAAAAATCAAAGCCAAAGATGTTGTGAAAGAAGAATTGAAAGGCATAGTCAAAGAAGGAGTGTTGGACATCGGCAAACAAGCGGGCACAGTTAATAATCCTATTGGAAACTTTTCAATAGGATCTACAGCCACAACAGCCGTACTTGCAGGAGCCACCATTGCTACTGCGAAAGGATTAATCGACAATCCTAGTGACAAAAAAAATACAGTCACTAGTGTAAACAATGCAGTAATAGACACAACCAATTTTCTTTCTCCAAGCGAATCATTTAATCTTGTCAGCACGAATGAAAATTTGAGAGACGTAGTGGCGGCGGGCATCTATTACAAAGTGGTCGGTTCACGTAATGGAAAAACCATTGCGGAAAGCGACGTTGAATACCAATCGTTGACAACAAATCAAAAAAATGTTTATAGGACAAGGGTGCTGACAGATATTACAAAATTAGTCACCGAAGGCTTTATAAAAATAAACAGGCAGACACAGAATGTTACAATCGTGTCTGAGAAAGCGAACCTAACATAATGACAGAGTTTTACACAAACCTACCTCAAAAAGATTTAGATTCTTTGGGGAAATCTATAAAAAACTTGACTAGTACTCAATACGAAGAAAAATTTGAATTTAATCAAAACGAGATGGACGCCGCGATTGGATTTTTTGTTAAGAGAGGATTCGATAGGGGACCTGCCGAAGACGTGGCAACTGTGATTTTAAGACAATCTAAAATTGATTCGGTTCCTTCTCAGGAAATAATGGACCAATTAAAAAACGCAAATCCAGTAGAACTAAGCGAATTAATAACTGTTGTAATGAACGCATACAGGTTCAAGTCAAGCAGACTTGGAGTAAGAAATCAACAGGTAACAAAAAATTACGTTTCTAGAAATATCAAAGACTAATGAAATTTGCCAGAGGAAAATTCCTGCTGAAAAACCCTGCGAAATATGTTGGTACAAAAACTCCAACCTACAGGTCCGGTTGGGAACATAGTTTTATGAGATTGTGTGATGAGCATCCGAATGTATACCAGTGGGCCAGTGAAGCAATCCGTATTCCTTATAGACATCCCCTTACAGGAAAATACACTATATATGTTCCAGATTTTTTTATAGTCTATGTGGACAAAAATGGAAAAAAACACGCCGAAATGATAGAAGTAAAACCAATGAATCAAACCACCATGGAAAAAGCCGGGAGAAGCACAGCCAAACAAAAACAAGTTGTGATAAACCATGCTAAATGGGAGGCCGCAAACGCCTATGCCAAACAAAGGAAAATTACTTTCAGAGTAGTATCAGAAGAACAATTATTTCATCAAGGAAAACGTAAGTAAATATCTATATGACTAAAAAATTAGAAGATATATTAAATTTACCAAATGTCAAAGAAGCCTTCAAGCAAGTTGATCAAAAAGAATCTATAAAAAAACAAAAAGAAAAGCCAGTAGGAAAAAATGTTGATCCTCAAACGGCGGCGGCATTAAAGGCCACCTACGCTGAATTCGACAAGATTGAAAAAGCACTTCCGCAGGTCAAAGGACTGGGAGAATTGTCGGACTTAGAACTTGATAAATTGGCCGGAGAGGCCGAAGAAAGTTACAAAAACCTAATGGATCTCGGTATGAATGTTGACTCAAGATATTCAGGCAGGATTTTCGAGGTGGCATCCACCATGTTGCGTAACGCGATAGATGCCAAGAACAATAAAATAGGTAATAAATTGAAAATGGTGGAATTACAACTTAAAAAAATGAAAATGGACAAGGACGGAGCAGGTGATACTACCGAAGCCGTGGAATCAGAGGGTTTTGTCATAAGCGATCGTAACGAATTAATGAAGAAACTAATGAAAAAAGACTAAATACATCTAATATGAGCACCTTTACACAATATCTTACGGAATCTGCCAAGCAATATGATTACAAGATCAAAATTGCAGGTGATTTAGAAGAAAATTTCGCAACAAAGTTAGAAACAGCATTGAACAAATTTGATTTGGCAAATTTATCATCGGGTAAAAGTTATCCAATTCAGCAAACCCCTTTAGATTTTCCGCAATTCAATAATGTTCAAGTAACTATTTTTGATGCTACTACAAATTATCCAGCAAGTGTTTTTGAGATGTCTGAATACCTGGCAAATTATCTAAACTTGGCCAAGAATCAAATAGTTGTGCGAAAACCAGGTGAACCAACCGAAGAATACCAAGCAGACATGACGATAGCCAAAGAAATAACCGAATTTGAAAGTGTGCTTCAAGACGTGGAATACAAAGATGCTCCAAAAATAAAAGCAGACGAAGTTTATGGCGACAAAGCAAATCAAAGTCTTCTAAAAGAATTACTCAAAGACCGACAAGAGAACAAGGACCATCCAAAGGGTGGTGAGACCGGAGTTCAGAGTCACATTGAAGAAAAAGGAACACCAAGTCCGCTTTCTAAACCAACCAACCCACACCCAGATCCAAAAAGGAAATAAGCCATGGAAATGATTGACATATTACAAAAATTAAGAGAGTATCAAGAAGCAGGTCACGACATAGGAGATGCTGTCGAAAACGTGCAGAGAACAAATCCGGCGAAGGTTGACGAAGGTGCAGTAAAACAAGCGATGCATGACGATGCAGAAAGCATGAGCAAAGAAGAATTTTTAAAAAAATATCCAGAAGGAGAAGATTTTTACAACCAAATAAACGGTGTTGAAGAGTCAAAAGCCAAACCAGACTTCCTAGACATGGACAATGACGGCAACAAGAAAGAGCCAATGAAGCAGGCAATCAAAGACAAAGAAACTAAGAAAGAATCAGTCAATGAAGCCATCCAGATTTCAACAGACAGCCCACAAGAAGCATCAATGATGATGCAGATCTTAAAGTTAGCAGGTGTGCAACCTGTAGACGCGGCGATGATCGGTGCTGAGGAACCGACAGCAGAACCAGAAACAGAAGAATACGAAAACGAGCCAGATGAAAAAACACAATCAGTGAATGACCTTGTAAATGTTCACTCAGGCGGATTAAACAGACAAAAGCAAACTTTTCCAAAAGTAGCAAGTGGTGACAATCCTATGCAGAAGACCACTGAGGAATTACAAAATTCTTTGCGAGAACAATATAAATCTTTCAAAGAAGCATACGAAACTGCGGTAGTAAAAACCAAAAAAAAAGACTAGCGGAACGTCCTCTCTCTAAACCAGAAGAAAAGACCAAAGAGAAATACGTCAAAGGCATGAAAAAAGCCAAAGGCAATTTCAAAAAGCGGTATGGTAAAGATGCTGAAGCGGTCATGTACGCCACTGCTACCAAAATGGCAAAAAAGAACGCATAACTCACGTTCCTTAACACTTAAATACATTTGTTATGGCATATGTAAGTTTAGACTCTGATCAAATAAAAAAAGCCAATAAGAAACACAAGTACTCCAAGGAACAAGTATTGGAACTGGAGAAGTGCATGGATCCAAAGACCGGACCTTTGTACTTCATGAAGAAGTTCATCAAGATCCAACACCCAACCAAAGGATCGATGGCATTCAAACCATATCCTTATCAAGAAAGACTTATTGAAAGTTACAACGATCACAGATTTTCTATAGCCATGTTGCCTAGACAAACAGGAAAAACAACCTGTGCCTCTGGCTATCTGATCTGGTACGCAATGTTCAAACCAGACTCACAGATATTGATCGCGGCACACAAATACGCAGGAGCGTCAGACATCATGTCAAGGGTGCGTTACGCATACGAGATGTTGCCCAGTTGGATCAAGGCAGGTGTCACACAATACAACAGGAACAGTATAGAGTTTGACAATGGTTCAAAGATCATGGCAACCACGACAACAGAGAACACAGGTAGGGGTATGTCACTTACTATGATCTACTGTGATGAGTTCGCGTTCGTGCAACCACCGGAAAAAGCCGTTGAATTTTGGACTTCACTATCTCCAACATTGAGCACAGGAGGTAAGTGCCTTATAACCTCAACACCAAACTCAGACGAAGACCAATTCGCATTGATCTGGAAAGAGGCTTTAAAAAGATACGACGATTATGGAAATGATAATACTGTAGGAACCAACGGTTTCTATGCCATGAAGGCACACTGGTCGGAACACCCAGACAGAGACGAGGTATGGGCAGAAGCAGAGAGGGCCAGGATTGGTGACGAGAGATTTAGAAGGGAACATGAATGTGAATTTTTAATTTACGACGAAACACTTATCAACAGCGTCAGGTTAATTGAGTTGGAGGGAACAGATCCCATATGGATGCAGGGACAAGTTCGCTGGTATTCAAAACCAAAACCAAAACACATATACATGGTCGCTCTTGACCCGGCAATAGGAACAGGTGGCGATTACGCCGCAATACAAATTCTAGAGTTGCCGACATTCAAACAGGTGGGAGAATGGCACCACAACATGACTCCGGCGAACCAACAGATTAGAATACTTCAAGAAATAACAAAATATATCAATGATAGCATAATGGAACAAGACAGCACAGCAACTCCACAAATTTATTATTCCATGGAAAACAACACCTTGGGTGAAGCCGTTCTGATGCGAGTAATGGACGTGGGCGAAGAGAACATCCATGGAATGTTCCTTTCCGAACCAATAAGGAAAGGACACAGAAGAAAATTTCGTAGAGGTTTCAATACAACTGCCAAACACAAGATTGACGCCTGCACTAAGTTCAAGGAACTAGTTGAAAACAACAAGATAGAAATCAATTCTAAACCTTTGATTTCAGAACTCAAAACGTTTGTAGCAACAGGGGTAAGTTACAAGGGCAAGCCAGGTGAACACGATGACCTTGTATCCGCTATGCTGTTGGCAACCAGAATGATGAAGGTGCTGGCAGATTTTGATCCCAAAATTTTTGAACATTGGACAAACAGAACTTCCGAATACACCGCACCTATGCCCATATTTGCCAACCTCGGTGTTTAATGAAAAAAATCTGGCATAAAAATTTATATTACAAGACAGGGTCGGAAGGCAACGTTAACTTTGATAAACGTTGGATAGATTTGAGTGAAATTGTAAAATTAAATCCACAGGACAAAATTCTAGACGTAGGGTGTGCGGAAGGCTTGATAACAATACAACTAGCAAAACAAACAAAGAACGTTGACGCTTTTGATCGGGAGCCGTATAGAATAATGATAGCCAAGCAAAATGCAGACAAGGCCAATGTTAGTAATATAAACTTCAGTGTTTCGTCGTACACAAATTTCCAATACTCAGAATACGACAGCATCTTTGTGCTTGGGGTCTACCATAAAATAAAAACGCCTTTTAGGAAGAAATCGCTAGACAAAATGTTTAAAAATTGCAGGAAATCGCTTTACATGAGGGTTCCAATTGTTAGTGACAAAATAACCATTAAGGTGGGTGTAGAGAAAAGAGAAATAGAAGATATTGCCCACAATAACGGTTTTTTAATAACGTATAAAGGTGAACCCAGAAATAACCACGGCACGCTGTACAAGTTTGACAGACGCTAAATACACACATGATATCAGCACAAACCTCACAAGACCTGTTCAATAAAATAAGAAGCAAGTTTTCCAACCTGCAGATAGGTGACACACTGGGAGAAACCACAGCAAATCCTCAGGAGGCTGTATTTTTTGACTTCGAATTCACGGAAGATGCCGACACATTTGGCAGGATGTCTATCAGTATTGCGGATGGTGAAAACCTAAAAGTGTTCTACAACAAAGGGTTAGTCGACAAGATTGACGAAGAGGACAAGGCAGATTGGTATGGCTTCTTAAAAGAGTTGAAGGACTTTGCGGTCACACATCAATTGGGGTTTGATGTGAGAGATATTACTAAATCCAACCTTACACAGCAGGATTTCAAGAATATAGCAGATAGTAACCAAACGGTAAATATAGATAGCATGTCAGAAGAACTAGAGAGAATCACTAAATTAGCGGGTGTTGACAAGGCACCAGTAGCAGAAGGCCTAACAGGCACTTCTAAGAGTTCATTTGAAAATCTAGATAAAACTAGATTAATTATTAGGCATTACAAGCCTGTAGCAGAACAAGTACCGGGTGCTAGAACAAGACACATTAACAGTCTATATATAGAAAACGCAGAAGGTGAAAGATTCAAGTATCCTATAGTGCATCTCGCTGGTGCTAGAGCGATGGCACGTCACGTAGCCAACGGTGGTGTCCCACACGATGACTTTGGTCAACACATAGTGAACACAAGTGAAAATATTGCACAATTAAATTCATTCAATAGATATGTTGCCACAAAAGACCAATTAAATGATTCTGCAGGTGACATCATTGAAAGAACAAAAATGAAATGTGAAACTTTGAAAAAATATATCAAAGGAATATCAAAACAGAAAAACTACGAATCAGCAGTAGAAAGTTTCCAACCAGCAACGCTACCAGAAATAGATGATGAAACGAGATCTTCTCTAAAGGACAAGTTTACGCTAAAACATTTTGACGAAAAGATCGATACAGCATTACCTTTGATCAATTCAATAATGAAAGAAACAGAAGAAGTTAAAGAATTCGATGACGAAAAACCCTTGGCACAAAAAGACATCGATATTCCAACTCCTGTTGATGCGGCACCTTTGGTTCAACAATTTTTGACAGACCCCGATAACCAATTGGTATTACGAAAAGATCCGGCCGCTGACCAGATGCTGTCAAGAACAAATTTCACAAACAAAAATACAATGCTTAGTTCTATACTTGGAGACATAGCGGCAAGAATGCTAACAAAGACATCCGAGCAAGACAGAGTGGCCAATTTTGCCGCAAATGTTGCCAATGACATTGCCCAAGAAGGCGAACCTTTTTTCAAACCAGACAAGAACTACATAAGAGATAAAAAAGTTGCGTTCCAACTAGCAAAGAGATATTTGGACGACTACAAAAAAATGAAGGCAGATCCTGAATACACATCTCAAGTTAGAATGGACCCTAACGAGTACGAACCCAAAAAAGACAGAAAAGGTCAAGCAAAAGAAGAGACAGCGTTCGAGGGTTGGGCAGACAATATTGTGGAACAAAAACCATACGTCTCGATGTACAGAGGCGACGATGGCAAAATGGTATATGATGTTTTAGACAAAGACGGCGAATCAGCATACATGAGTTCAGACTACGACACTGCAACTGATTACCTTAGAAAGAATTTTGACACACTCGCTGGAAGAAAACCAGCAATGGATGATGTAAATGAAAATCCAGAGACAGACAACGAAATGTCAATGGACTATGAATTCACAGGCGACGATGGCGAGATGGCATATGGTAAATTGCACTACAAAGTAGTAAATGGCAAAGTTGACCCAAATTCATTGAGAGGTGAATCAGAGTACGAAGGCAATGCCAAAGTGGATGATGAGTTTGCCACAGACATGGTTAAGACAGGAGGATCCGATCACGAAGATGCACTTGCGGCCGCTCAGGATGATTATGATTATGAGTCACAGCGTATGCAGTCTAAATTTGGAGAAGGCAACGAGTTCGCACTGGCAGTACAAAAAGCCAAAGCGGCTGGCATGAAACCCGGTGACGAGTTTGAAGTGGGTGGCAAGAAATACACTCTGAAAGATGCTATCGAACAGGCAGGATTGAAATTAGAAGAATTCTTCTCAGAAGAAGAACAGTCGAAAGACGAAACATCTCAAGAAAACACTACAGAGATAGATCGTATCAAAAAAAACGCATTTTACCAATAAT